TCTAGTACTACGACCTTGTTTGAGTCTGGTCACGACAGGGCGGTCTGTGTGTTTTTTAATTTCATCTTGTGTTTGTGCTAACCATTCTTCAAGATTGATGTCGTAGAGATTCAATAGTTTTTGACTAGGGGGTGCCAGTAATATATTAGTACCTCCCCTAAATTTTCTTAATTGTACGTTAGTGGTTTCAAGTCTATTGCCTGGTCTATCAATTATGGGGCCAAAATTTTGTACATCATTCTTTGTAATTCTATGGTAGATTTTTTTACGCCCATTCCCAAAATAACCGGTATCGATATAATAAAAATCTCTTTGTTGTTGGCAACAGATAAGCATTTCTTTGCGTTTAGTTATGCCTCTAAACACAGCCGGTATCGTGCTGGTGCTGTGTTTTTCCCAGTTAGAAATTTGTCCACCCGATCCTAATATAAAACTTTGTAAAAATGGATCATACATCTTGCCTTTCCTTTCAAATTTTGTATCTTTTTCTTCTGTACCGATTGCCACTGCTGCGCTGTTGTCCAACTGTTTTACCTGATCGACTACGTTTTCTAGTGTTATGCCATAATATGTTCCAGCAGGGTCAACTCGATATTTGAGAATGTCATCAAATAATGTTTTAACACTTGGCGGTATCATGTCAAACACATGAGATAGCGGTAGCGGAGTCGGCGTTAGTTCGTTGTACGCTTGAATCCAATTACCCCCATATTCAGTTTTAACGTAATTTGGAAACCACGGACCGCCTTCTGTGTAATGTATAGCCTTTGGCTTGCCATCCTGTGGCTCATGATACCAATTTACCAACCAATTCCAAGTCTTGTCGAGACTTCCAATTGCATAACCAGTCCATGCAAATCTATGTAAAAATTCACCAGTCTGCGAACTAACAATTTCAGGAGTCAGTGTCTGGCAATCAGGATGCGCACAGTTAAACAACATCAAACTCGACCAATTTTTTCTTGGGTATTGATATTGTGTTTTGCCATCCATTTTTATAGTGTTGGTCGGTTGATAATCGTGTTGTACTACAGAAACTGCTGCATTATCATTTGCACATTCAAATAATTCTCTGATGTCATGTTCAAACAAAAAATCACAATCAACAAATACGGCATTTCCTTGATAGCCACAAAGATAAGGAACCAAAAATCTAGTGAATGTAAATTCTGTAGAACTTTGAGGATCTATCTCTCTAGTGTAAATCTCTTGAGCACGTAGTTCTTCTTGTTTAAGAAAATGAATTTTCACTGGTACTGTAGCGTGTTTTAAAATGCTATACTCACAGACCTCCGCAGCCTCAGGTTCTCTGCTGTCCCATCCAATAAAAATTTTTAGTGTCATCGTTTTGATTTAACTGTGCCAACAGTTTCTCGTTCAATATCACTATGATCAAATTCTGCCCAATACAGTTCAAATGCTATGGTATCTTGCACTGCTTCAAATTGATGATATTCACCGGGTGCAACTTTAGTGTACTGTCCTGCTGTGAGCACAGTTTCGTCTACTAGGTCGTATCCATTTTTCCAAACACGGATAATCAATTCACCAGACTCAACAAAAAATCCATTCCATTTGAACTTGTGTTTATGCTTGGAACAGACGCCGCCTGCTTGAGCTTCTATCCTGTGAAATTCTAACACCCCGTTGGCTTCTAGCAGTTCGGTTTGCCCCCATATTTTTCCAGCTTTCATTTTCTTTCAATGTCCTCTTCTACGCAATCTTCGCCAAATTGTATTTCAATTAATTTGAGTGGGCGATCAGTTTCGTTACACAGTTGGTGCCACTCGTTGCGGTTGATCCAGCATGATTCATGTATGGTCATATGATCTTTAAGATCTCTGTCTGTGCTGGAATCTAGTGTGTACACTGTGGCTTCGCCCTCGGCCACGAACCAAAACTCTGCTCGCTTGTCATGCCGTTGCATGCTCAAACAAGTTTTGGGTGTGACAGTGAGTTCTTTGAGTTTGGTGTTGGCACCAACTTCGTGCAACACACGATAGTATCCCCAGGCTCGTGTGGTCTTGGGTTTTTTCCAGTCTTCAAGAATCCACGAACTGGAATTCTTTTTATCCTCGCCGCCTACGCCAAACACAAATTCTAAATTGGCATCTACCACATCCATTTCGGGAATATTTTTGTCAGTGCGATCGCCTCCGTTGGCAAATACCAAGGTCGCATCAGGATAGTGTGCTCGTACCTGGCGGATAAATTCTTTGGCTGAGCCATCCGCATCATCAAATGTGTACACTTCGTCTACCATGGCAAGATTGTTTATCACACACAATCGTTCCGTCCATGGCATAAACGGTCGACCTTTTTTGCGTGTGAGCCAGTCGTCAGAATTGAGCCCTACAATTAACATGTCGCCCAGTGTGCGGGCTGCTTTAAAATAAGCAATATGTCCAGAGTGTAGCGGATCAAAGCCGCCTGTTACAAGTACGATTTTCATGCAGATACTTATACTAACAAATCATCATCGACTTCATTTTCTTGTTAGAACAATTTGATCTTGCTAATATTTTTCCATTGGCGCATCCCCAATTTACCGGGCGCTGGGGCCGGTACTTGGCCACAAAATCATGCGCTAAATTGCACTTGGATAAAAGTTCTTTGTACATGTTATAGTTGCATGTAATGATTTATGCAGATTGCAAGGACAATACGTTTTGCAAAATTTGTCTTAAATCGCACACTGGAATTTGTGTGGGACCGTCACTCAAGGCTTGGTCTGGATTGTTGTGTGTCTCCATGAACAGACCATCTACTCCTACTGCACACGCGGCTCTGGCCAGGGGTAATATGAATTCACGCTGACCGCCTGAACTGCTGCCACGGCCACCGGGCTGCTGAACAGAATGTGTGGCATCAAAGATCACAGGCCGGCCCCAAGTTCGCATGGTTACCAGGCCACGATAATCTACTACCAGAGTATTATAGCCAAAACTGCTGCCACGTTCAGTTATCCATACATCGTTGTCTGGCAGTTTGTCAATAACATTTTTCATGTCCCAGGGCGCCAAGAACTGTCCTTTTTTGATGTTTACAGAGTGTACCGCTGCACCGGCTGCCAACAACAGATCAGTCTGTCTGCATAAAAACGCAGGTATCTGTAACACATCCACTGAGTGTTTTAACTGCTCGCATTGCCAAGTCTCATGCACATCAGTTAATGTTTTGACACCAAACCGTTCTCTCACTTCTTGCAAAATGTCCGCGCCTTGGCTCAGACCCACTCCACGTGAGCCAGCAATGCTGGTGCGATTAGCTTTGTCAAAACTGCTTTTGTAGTAAAAGCTCACATCAAAGCCTTGTATAGCATTGAGAATGTGCTCGCACATCATCATTGCATGCTCTCTGCTTTCGATCGCACAGGGTCCTAGTATTAGTTTCATGTTATACTGTAATATCTTCCATGCCTGCAGTTCTTAGACGCACAATATGCCCCATTTGCCACTGTTTGGTATCTAGCCCCTTCATGATTCCCAGCCAACGATTGCGCAGGTATGCTACTTCGTTGATTATGGTTTCGTAATCAATCACTTCATCTTCGCCATCCACATACTTTTCAGCATCGCGACTGGTGAGCGCACGGGCATAGCCTTCAAGATACTTTTGGAAATGTTTTCTACGTATTTTGCGCAATTGGATATTGAGATAGTTCAACACAGCTTCAATCTCTTGTAGCTGGTTGTATCTAAACTCAGTAATGCCCGGAAGTGCTGTTATGTTTTTTTCAACAATTCCAGCAATGCGACAGTCTTTTTTAGCGTCAGTTATTTCACGCTCGTAGTGGACTATAAAGTCTGGGATAGCATCTAAACTAGCAACAACGCGACTATACCACATTTTGTTTTTCTATAATTAAATCGTCTGTACAACCTGTACAGGTAATTTGCTGACACACAGTTGGTTGCGTAAACAACTGCCAATCTTGATCAATGTGTCCCAGCAAGTCATTTTGGCATTCACCACTGTATACGTTGCCAGTAGGACTGATATGAATCCTGTCAAGGCCAGCATGACATTGCCAATTTTGCCATTGATCCAAATTGTTATTGTGCAACCAATTGGCATCCATTAAAAAACTTTGATCATTGTCTAAATGCACATAACAATTATAATACTGATGATTAGTTAATTCCAAGATTTAGTTTACCTTTCATGATTGGATACGACCGTGTTTGTGCCGAGTAGTTGATGGTATTGATAGAATGACTGATTGCATGTTTGTTCAACAGCGTTACGTATTTTTCAATTTGGGCTTGATTCCAAAATTCGTTCATGATGTTAACATGCAAGTGTTTGCCTGATTCTAAATGTTGATGTAATTTTATAATTTTATTAAAAAATATTTGTTCATTTACGTGTTCACTGTGCAAACTAAAAGATACATTGTCTACACAGGCAAATATTTTTTTGTAGTACTGAAAACTAGCACTGCCATTGGTAGTTAATAGAA